TTGTTTGACGCAGCAAGGTCCGCCATAAGCGTGACCGTGGGACGCCCTGACACCTGATCGAATTTAGGTGACTCAAATAGCGTCTGTTTCCCCCAATCATTATACGCAAACGGGGTACCAGCATGAACATGCAGGTAGGGCAAACCCATCAAAGGCGACAGCATATTATTGAACGAGAACGGATCAGCATACGACACCCAATCATCCCCGCGATTCATAAACAAACGACGGAACAACTCAGCCTGATCACGATTCAAATACGACCAATTCAACTCATACTTCCTATGCCCATACACCGAGCCATTAACCGACGCAAAACCATTCAGCAACGTCGTTGAATCACCCCCAGCGTGCACGTTATCCGCCGTCGGGGACTCATCCGGAGCCGGGAACCATGACATAAAATTCCCGACCGCGAAATAAACCTCACGCGTCGCACAACCCCTAATAGACACCACGGTTACCACTCCTCACGTTATTGCTGTCGATATTCTTGCTAATGGCCCGGCCATTCAACATAACTGTTGTCGAAACGGCCCGGACGAGCTCATTAAACTGTGCTGGATTAATTGTAACAAGGCCATCGCCGACACTAGCAGAATAACCGCCACCAGACATTACCGGCACCTGCATCGTATTCAACGCATTCATGAAGCCCTTACCATAGAAATCGACAGCAGGCTGAGAAATGACATACTCACCACTGCGCACACTAAACAGCCCATTACCATTCGTAGCCAGCAGATTGTCGGCATTCGGATTAGCCGGAGGCCGACCCGGCACCAAACCACCAGAAGCAAAACCCCTAGACGGAATCAGACCACCATCAAAGAACTGATAACCATCAGCCCAAGGACCCGCCTTACCCCAATGACGCTTACCAGTCAAAACCTGACTCAAATCAGGAACAACCCTCATCCGAACAGTAATCGTAGACTGCGAAGGCTGCACCGGAACAGTCACAGGATCAGCATGAATACCATCAATAGCGCCCTGTGTCGCACCGACAGACCCATTATCCGTCACATTCTCATGAACATCGCGAGGAACCTGACCAATCGTCCCAGTCAGACTGTCGAACGCACCAGCCAACTCAGTCACCTCACCCTGGTTGTAGCCCAGCTGAGTCACCTGAGAGATAAACTGCTGCTTCAGAGATTGAGTATACGCCTCGATCTCCTGCGTCGAATGGCCAGCAGCAGCATAAGCCTCAATCAGACCAATCATCTGAGACTGCAAGCTCTTCAAAGCCTCACGGTTAGCAATAGCCGCCTCCGTGTACCCCTTCAACGCAAACTGGCCAGCCTGAAGAGTCGCGATCTCCTTATCGTTGTCAGCAATCTTCGACTGACCCTCGTTGATCTTCTGCTTCGCCTCATCGATATCAGTCTGAGTAGACTGCATACGCTCCTCGTCGCCGTACTTCACAGCGACAGCATGGAAGAACTCAGCATCATGCAACTCCTGCTGAGCCCGACGCATATCCGACGCAAGCTTCTCATTCTCCTTACGAAGATTCTTGATCTTGCTCGTCGTATTCTCGACATCCTTGCGCAAAGAGTTCAAGCCCTTGTGGTAGTTATCCTGAGCCGTCGTCGAACGCCACCACGACTGCAACGCCTTGTCGAGCGCCGACTTCAACCTCGACAGGAAGTCCTCAAAAATCTCAGCAGCAGTCTTCGTCTCCTTACGAGCACGAGACGACGGTGAATGGCCGCCACCACCACCAGAAGACCGAGGCGAACGAGGCGAACGGCCACCACCGCCGCCACCAGACGAGCGCTGAGGCTTCGCACGGAAATTCGCACCACTAAACGCCGACTTCCCATTGTTACGCAAAGCAAACGTGGGCGTGCGAATCTTCGACTTCTGGCCAAGAGTAAACGACCCCTTACCAGACAGAGACTTCGTGCCACCAATCTGTGACATGTAGCCCTGGATGGACTGCCAAATAGCCTGCACCTTACCCAAGAAACCCTGAGCCTGACTCACAGCGTTCGCCGCATTACCCACCATCTCATTCAACGACGCATCCGTGGCTGAATGGTCCACCTCACCCGACTGGTACGGCTGGGCAATAATCGCCGCCATCGTGTCACGCTGAGCCTCGAACGCGCTCATGTCGAACCCCTGGGCCGACAGGTAGTCAATCGTGTCCTGAATCGACTGCTGAGCATACTGGTACGCCTCCTCACCAGTTAGGCCCATTTCCTCGATACCAGCCGCAGCAGCGTTCCCCATGGCCTGGAAGTAGTCCTCAATAGCAGCAATGTTCGCCTGACCCTCAGCAGAATTCGGGTCCATCGACGTGCCATTCTGTTGCATCGACTCATACACCTGCTGCAACGCACTGTCGAGAGCAGCAGCCGCATCTGTCGATGAAAACATTTCATCAAGCACCGAGCGCAGAACCTCACCAAGATCCTTGAACTCGTTCTTAGCGTCGCCAATCTTGAACGACGCCTCCTCCGAGCTGTCGCCCGCCTCAGTCATCTCCTGGCCAAAGAGCTGAGCGTCGTTCAGAGCATCACGCATAGCGCCACCGACACCCTCAGTCTGGCTCTTCACCTCATTCAGAGCACTAATCTGCCCCTCAAACTGCGAAGCAATATCCGCACGCTTAGTCGCGTAGGAAGGAGACTCAGGATCGAGCTTCGCAATCATCTCATTCTTGCGCGCCTCAAGCTGAGCAATGTACCCATCCACGTACGCGTCAGCAGCGGCTTTACCGCCGCCCTCAGCCTCCGACGTAGTTGCCAACTTAATATACTGCGCGTAAGAGAAGCCCATGTCAACAAGCGCCTGCTTGACATCCTTCGACATGTTCTTAAACGAATCAGAACCCTGAATAGCGTCAGAAATCAGCGCCTGCGTGTGCTCACCGATCTTCAGCGTCGAATAGCCGAACGCCTCAGCCTGAGCATGTGTCGTCTGAACAACCTGGCCGGACTTATCAACGTAATAACCCAGGGCCTCACCATTCGAGGTGAGAGTCTGGCCGTTCTGCTGGATCGTAGCGTTCAACTCAGCGAAAGAAGTCTGAGCACCAGAGCCAACTTCCTTCGTATCCTCAGCCAAAGCCTTCAGAATCGCCGACGAGCCGCCGACAGCGGCCTTCAGATTCTCAGCCTTCTCCGACGCCCCCGTAAATGAGTCACCAAGGTACGTCGCAGCAACCGACGCCGCAGTAATCGCGCCAGTAATAGCCAACCCCCATGGCCCGCCAAACATAGCCATCAAGCCAGAACCCACAGCAGACAGCTTCGACAAAGCACCGACAGCCTGACCAGCACCAGCAGCCACCTGAGCACCTGTCGAAACAGCCGACGCTGCAGCCTGAGCCTCCTTCGCAGCAGCCGCCTTACCTGCAGCCATAGCGACAGCCGAGTCCGACGCCGCAAGACGCTGATTAGCAGCAGCCGCAGCATTCGCCGTACCTGTATTCGCAGCCAAAGCACTGTCGTACGCAACGACACCACCCTGAGCCTGCTTCACGGCCTGCCACACCGCGCCCCATGACAACGTTTGCTGACCCGTCGCCTGCATCACGCGAGACCCCATCTGCATGTACGTCGCAGACATCGACACCAGCGTAGCCTTCGTCGCCACCATACCCACACGAGCAATACCAACAGCAGTCAAAGCACCAACGAACGCCTGAATAGGTGCGGGTAGCTTCGCGAAGGCATTTACAGCCATAGTCGCCACAGTAACAATGGCCTTCATCGGCACCATGAAACTAGAGTTCATGGCCGCACCAGCATTCTGCAAAGCGTTCTGGAACTGCTGCAACTTCGCCGACATGGTGTCGGTGATAATCGACATCGAGTCATCAATGAACGACGTATTCTTCGACGCTCGCTCAGCCTCCTGCAACTGCTCCACATACAAGCCGACACTGTTCGACATACGCGACAGCAGCTCCACGTCACGCACGTTCTTAAAGCCCAAATCCTTAATAGCCTGAGCCTTCTGCACCTTGTCGCTGATGCCCGCAAGGTTCTGCAAGATGCCCTGGAACACCTTATTCGGATCATCACGCCACAGCTTCTGGAACTCAGCATCCGTCACACCGACAGCGCGCGCATATGTGTGCATAGCGTCGCCGCCCTCAGCAGCAGCCGCGTTGATCGAGTTGAAGATACGCTGCAACGAACCGCGCGCCCACTCCTTCGGAATAGCGAGCGACGACAGCGTAGACGACAGGGCCAAAATCTGGTTCTGAGTAAAGCCAGCACTCTTACCCTGCGCGGCAATGCTCACCATCATGTTGGCAATCTCAGGCTCCGTCGCAACAGACTTCGCACCCAGATCAGCAACCTGATTCGCGAGAATCTTGTAACCGTCACCCGCGCCTTTGGAGGACTCCTGCAAGCCGCCCATCATCTGGCCGAAACGACCAAACGCTGTCGTTGCAGCCTCAACATCCATCTCCGTCACCGTCGAAAACTCAGCAACAGCCGTCGTGAAGTCCTTCAAGTCCTTCGTCGGAATGTTCATCTGCGCGCCGAGCGTGCCGATCTTCGCAAGATCAGCAAAAGGGGTCACAACCTTCTGCGTAGACAAATCCGTGTATGCCTTACGCAACTCATTCAAATCATTAGTCGTACCCTGGGCCGTGCGCTTCACGTCAGCGAATGCACGCTCCTGAGCAATACCAGCCTGCGCAGCAGCCGACACCAGCGTGCCAAGGCCAGCAGTAATAGCCCCGTAATACACCGCTGTGTCGCGAGCAGCATAACGCACATTCTCAATAGCCTGCTCGTTCGCACGGAGCTGTGCTTTCGCCTGAGATGCATTAATGCGCATTGCCTGGCGCTCGCCAGAACCCTGCTCCTTAATAATGGCACGCTGCGTACGGCCGGCCTCAGCCTCACGAGCAGCAGCAATACGCGCAGACGCAGCGACAGCAGCAGCCTCACGCTTCGCCTCAGCGCTAGCAGTCACGCCAGCAAGCTTCAGCTCGGCCTGCTGCAACTGCGCAGCAGCCTGAATCTCAGCAAGACGAGCAGCCTCATTGCCCTTCGCCTTCACCAAGTTACGCTCGTCCCGGCCCTTCTGTCGCTGCAATGGGATAGCGTTATCCTCGCGCTTCACTGTTGCCTGCGCGCGAAGCTTCTCAGCCTGAGCCTCGGTCTTACGAGCCTGCGACTGGTTCAACGCGGCCTGCGCACGCTTCGCCTTATCCTCAGCAGTAGCCATAGCATTAGTCGCTGATGCGACATCACGCATCGCAGCAGCAGTATCCTTCAGCTTTTGAATGTGATCATTCGTCAGCTTATTGCTGGCCTGCATTTCGCGCACAAAACGACGGTACGCTGATACAGCCTTATCGACACCACCAGCCAAGTCAACCTTCGTCATGCCGTCCCCGGCACGTGACACAGACGACAGGCCATCAGCAACAGACTTCAATGCTGTCGCCGTCTCACGCATGTTCTTGACCTTGGCACTATTAAGCTGCAGCGAATCAAGAACAGAACCACCACGACCAGACGGGGCCTTCAATGCAGCAACAGCAGACTGCAAAGAGCTGATCTGCTTTTCCAGAGCACTAATATCTCGCGCGGCCTTTTCAGCCCCTGCAGAATTGACATCAATGTCAATCTTGATCGACTCGTCACTCATGTCTTAATCCTCTACATAGAAATGTCCCCGGTACCACTTCAATGATACCAGGGACATTTCTCACTTAACGAACTCCAACGCCTCCAAAGGAGAAGGCATTGGTTCCTTTGTGCCATCTGAATACTCGACAGTATCCATCACTGTGTAGGTGCTTTCACCAGGTCTTGAATCCTTCTGCTTCTCTCGGTACATCTCAAGCTCAGCACATGAATAGCACGTTGAGTGCTCAACATGAAATTCAATGGATGAATGCTCACTGCGCCCATACCACAGAGGTGTTCCGCATTTGTTACACAGGCTGTCGAGGTAATACTGATAGCCAGCACACAATGCCAGATCAAGCGGCGTGTATTCGGTTTGGGGGATCGACTCGCAGTCCTTGTCGTCACCAAACCACACAGGCAAGGTGCGAGCAAACATACCGTGTGCACCAATAAACAGTGTTGGTGGCTTACCTTCAGCCCTCGCTGTCTTCAGAAGCAAGAGCATCCACTGATTCTCCTGCTTCGACAGCTCCGTCCCCACGAAACGTAGGATCGGAGATCGCCTCCGACACAACGACGCCCAACGTCTGGGCGTCATTCCACGTGGCACAAATCTGCTGCCACAAAAACTCCGGCAAATAACCACGAAGCTCCGCAGCATCGGCATCCGTCAGGCCCATCTGAGACTCGCCTGTCGAATTGTCGATGACCTCAACACAAGCAGTAGCAACGATGTACTCCATCAAGCGGTCTTCACGCTCCACCTCAAGAACAGCCTTTTCATCAGTGGACTTGTTCTTTGTCGAAAACACAGGATCAGTCCACACGCGGCGCTTCAACACCTGAAGCTCCTTGTTCGACAGGGCACGAAGACGAAGAGTAATCGTCTGCTTGCGCAGCTCATCAAGCTCCTCCTGGAATGCCACACCAGGACCCACATCCGTAATAGAGCGAGCTGCAGTGTTCTGTGCGACAAGGGCAGTCTTCGCAGCCTCAGTCAATGCAAGGAAGCGCTCAGCATCCTCAGTATTCAGCGGCACATCGATAGCCTTCACAGTCGGCTTGATCGACGAGATAATCTTAGACAGCTCGAACATGTTGTCTACTCCAATCAGATAAAGAAATACCCCTGCACCTCAGAGGTACAGGGGTATTCTATCAGAGCAGATCAGGCCGTAACAGCCTTGTTCAACTCCATAAAGCCTTGAGGCAGGAACGGCACAGTAAACTGGATCGGCTTGTCACCATCGCCGATCTCGTCCTTCGGGTTGTCAGGAACAACCTTAAAGACGGACAGTTCCATACCGGCCTCGACAGGTGTGCCCTGTCGGAAGCCGATACGCTGGACCAAGTACCCTTCCTTCAGGCCGTCAAGGGTGCCACGCTTGAAAAGCTGGAATGCCTTGTCGTAGACGCTCGTACTGCCAGCCGCCTTCTGACCCCTGGCGATCTCCTCACGGAAGAAGGTGAGAGACGCTTCGTAGTTCGCGATAGTCGGGGTCTTGGCGTTACCCGAATCACAAATCGAACGAGAGTCATCCGTGTCGCTGTCGGTTGCGCCGAGCGTCATACCCGCCGCAATAGCACACGAGATATCAACAGCCTTCGCTGTACCACCAGTATAGGTTGCAGCCTTAAACAGGTCATCAGTATTGCTAACCCCATCAGCCGCAACCCACCAAATCGTGGTATTAGGGCTAAGCATCTTAGCCATAATCAGTCCTCCTGATCACTAGTATTGTCAACATCAATGGTATCATCCGCACCACAGCACTTGGGTACTGTAATAGGCGTATCACCATCAACAGGCTCATACATATCCGGCAGAACTGACAGCTCTGCTTCAGACTTCTCACACACAATACCTGTGTAAATATTCCGTACTCGCATTCTAATCTCCTCTATCTAGGTTGACATAGAAACTCATGTGGCGCTGATAAACAGTAGGCCGCAATGTCGAATCATGATCCGCCGTCGAACCGACAGAAGCCGCAATGTTCACCCCATTCGACCCATCAATCAACACAGCACCAATGAGCTTTTCCTTCACAACCGACACCAGCCGGTCGAGCATAGCCTTATTCTCAGCATACACATCCACATAAAAAGGATGCTCATACACATCCTGCGTACGCCCAGCCATCGACAGGTACGAATTCAAGTAGCGGTTAATTTCCGCCCCACCGTGGTACACAATGTACAAAGGCTTCTTCACATCACGAGCAAAAGATTCGTAGACCTCAATATCCCGGATGCCCCGCAACAGATCAAGACAGGCCGTGTCGAACTCAAGTGTACGATCCCTCACTTCAACCCCCCATAAAACTCTTCACGGAACACCTTCGTCACACGAGGCAGGTACTTCGCGGGCGCAATACCTTTACCAGCAGCTTTACCATGCTTGCCACGAAGCCCAGAACGCAAGTACCCGCTCGTGCGGCGTCCCTGTGTGCCGTTCTCCTGCCACGAATAGTAAGGCTTCTCACGCGCCCACTTATGCCAACCGATCTCCACGACCTTGCCACCCTTAGATGCATCGACACTGAACGTATCGCGCATATAGCCTGTATCGACACGCCGAGGATCCGTATCGATCAACGCTCGGCCATACTCAGTGGAAGCGACAGCAGCAGCCTGAGCAGCATCATTTACACGCTTCCACGCAGCATCGATGATCTTCTTCTTCGCACGTGCAGCCACACCGTGTCGATCAGACACGATCGTAATCTTGATGCCAGCGACACGCCCATCAAAGCGGACAGACTTCTTAGTTCTGGCCATTAGTATCCCCCGTCTCAAAGTCACACAATAGCGTTGGCTGCCACGGCAACGAGTCGAACACGGCGTTACGTACAACCAGTTTCAACCCATTCTGTCGAGGGTCAGCAGGAGACTCATTAATCACGACACGCATACCCTCTGCAAATGACACACGCATCTCAGGATCACCCCACAGATGCCTGTTCACAGTCTCATTCTTGTCGATATGAAGAAGCTGAATACGATACGCGTGCACGCCCGTCACTTCACCAGCCCACTCACGGTTACGAGCACGCCAATCAATGTTAGGCGTGACGTTCGCCCACCCAACCCAGATAGGCAAGTTCTCCCGATTATGCAATCCATGCTCAGGGTCCCACTCATGCTCGACGGAATCCGGAGTCGAATACACACTGATCTTGCTATTCGCCAACAACTCCAACGGATAATGCGCAAGAGTCACAAACAGGGGGTGGATATTAGGGTTGATCGACAGGGCCACTAGAAGTTCACCACCCAATCAACAGGCTCATACGACGGCATGATGACATCAAACGACAGGTTGTTCTCATCGTCTTCCTTTGCTTGCTCCCGCAAAGTCTTCGCACGCTTAACAATGGCGTCGAGCAGCTTAGCGCCATCCGTCTGCTTATCATCAGTCTTCAAGACGAGAAGCTGCAATGCCTTATCCATGCCGATAGCGTCGCACGCATCAGCAGCGGCCCGCTTCACATTCCCATTGTTAACAGCAAGGAAAGCAAGAATCTCATCATCCGTAAACAAATAGCGAGGCTCATTGCGGAGGTCCCGCAAATCCTCCAACTTACGCAAGTCAGGAATAAGGACCCGCACCTGGCCAATAGGAGAAGTGTAGTCAATCATGATCTAAGTATAACTGAACCCCCTACAGCAAAAGCCATAGGGGGTTCAATCAATCCGTCAGGAGTTCAGGCCCGTAGACCCGATAATGCCATCATAACGGACCAAGCCCGCACCGGCAATCTGACGAATACGAATCTCGATGTCGTCGTTGTCGAAGCTGCCCTCGTACGGGTTCACATCCCCGCCACCGAGCATCTGGCCGGTCTTGTTATGGATGCGAAGCTCAGGAGCTTCACGACCCAGCATGCCTGTCTTGGCCAGGACAGTCTTGCCATTGGCGCGACCGCCCTTCGGCAAGAGGACCCATGCCTTCTCGCCACCGACAACCGAGATGAGGTCAGAGGAAAGCACCTCCAGATCCTTCAGGGGGTTAGCCTTGATCTCCGTGCGCTTGCCAACCTGCGTACGAATCTCATTGATGAGGGTGTAGTTCTTGGCGACCTCGGCCAGAGCCGGGTTGGTCACCAGCACGAAACCCTCGGGGACGTACGTCGAGTGGCCATCACGGATGGTCGCAAGAGCCTGGTAGCGTGCGGCCACAATGGCGTCGAACGACAGAGCCGCGTTCTTCACGCCACCGACACCACCAGCACCAGTACCACCCGTGAACTCATCGGGAATACCAGTGAAGTCAGCCTTCGTCTTGTTGGCGTCGTTGAACACGTCCCCACGAAGAGACTTCGTGACCGGATCGAAAAGCTGCAGCAGAACCAGCAGGTCCTCAGTACGCGCAGCAAGCGTCGCCGCATCCTTCGGGAAGCGACTAATCACGTTCCACTCATCGTTGATAAACGACTCGAACGAGAACTGGATGCGCGCACCATGCTTAGCAGTGGTGATAAACGCACCTTCTGCCTGGTAGCTCATCGTAGGGTACGGCGTCAGCTCAGGAACATGAGGCAGCGTGCCCGAGGGGTGCTTGTAGCCACCATTGTCGATGGGAGCAGTCGTCGTGTCAGGCTTCAGCGACAGGAGCGAGGCAGGACGGAAGTCCGTCAGCAGCTCCTTGGTCGCAATATCGCCCCACATCGTGTTGTAGGAGTCAAAATACTCCTGGAACTTAACATTAGCGGCCTTCACGAACATAGGTGCCAGCTGATCTGAGGTGATAGCCTCCTTCAGGCGTGCCTGCGCAAGGCGGCTGCCAGTGAGTGCCTCCGACAGGCAGACATTGAAGTCGTTCTGATCCTTAAAATGCATGTTAAAGCCTCCTATCAGGCGGTCTTCGCAGGTGCGAGAACGACCTGCAGCTTCTGATCGACAGAAGCGGACGACACAGGCTCCTTCAGCCAGCCGATAATGACGTCCGCACCGGTCTTAACGGTCGTGATAACAGGCTTGGTGCCAGCACCAGTCGCAGCCTTCACGTACACAGGATCACCGCACTTAGCGTCTGCAGAGACCCTAGCAACCAGCTCGAACACGCCGCCAGCGACACGCACCGAGGCGTATCCGGGGCCGTTCAGCCCATAGGTCGGTGCCGTCAGCACCTCACCGAGGGTCTTCTCAGGCTCAGCAGTCGTCGGGCGAACCTTCGACTGAAGAATGCCAGCAATGCCATTGGTCTTGTTGATGACCACGACATCACCCGGCTCAAGGTGGGCCTGCGCAGCATCGACAGGTAGAGAGAGAGTATCCGAGTACTCGAAAATCTGATTGTCCTTGACAACCGGAACCTTAATGGACATAACAGCCACAGTGATCACCAACCAATCTTGTTGAACGTGTTGACAGGCTTGTCATCGACCGGCGTGGCCGTCGAAGCAGTAGCCTCATGAAGGTAGTGTCGCTCAGCCTCAATAGCCTCATCGACAGCCTTGCCAGCCTTCATGCCCTCAAGCACACGAGTGACAGCCAGCTCAGGCAGACCGGACTCGGCGATCTTCTTGCCCGCTTCGATAGCCGAATCAACATCAAGAGATGCCTTTTCAGCTGACTCCTCCACCTTTGACTCCTGAATAGCAGCCACAGTGGAATCAAGCTTAGAACCAAGTGCTTCAATAGCAGAAGCAAAAGCATCCTTCAGCTCATCGAACTTGGACGAAAGTTCCTTGTCCACAGTTCCCTCCTTAACGTAATTGTTAGTACGATTAGATTCTAGCAGATCAGTAATAGCACCACCTGCACCCGCAGTAGTCACAAAGTCAACTGAACGCACTCCAGCAATAGGCGGAACAATCCCATTCTCGCTAATAGGGTCAGCGCACCAGGCATTAATGGAAACACCGATATGCTCCCACTTATCCTTGATCAACTCATTGATCCCTGAGAACACCTTACACACAGTGTAGAGTGCACCATCTTCCCCGACAGTGGCATCCTCCAAGAAGACACCAGCATAGTCACGAATAGAACGCTCAGGGCGCTCCCACTCCTCAGTTTCTGTCGGGTGATCAATAAACATCTCAGTGCCCGCCTTGAACAAAGGCGCAGACGCAGCCAGGTTCTCGGCAGTGTAGATACCACTCGACCCCTGGCCGGGTACAATAATGCGGATGCGATACTTTCCATCGCCGAGAGAATTAGGCTCAGGCGAAAAAGACTCATGCAGCTTATGCATCAGTACTCCTATCTCTATTGTCGTTTGTGCCATCAGACAAGGGGCCGACACCTGTCGCACGCCCGTCCTTGGTCTCGTCATCACTCTTCGTCGTTGTCGAGTCCTCTTCCTTACCCTCATCGGGAAGTGTGGGCAAATCTTCCAACGGCAAAGACCCGGCAATCTTCAACAATTGCAGCACACCAGAACGCATCTCAACCTGATGCAAAGCACCATTCTGATATGCAAGAGTCAAAGACTGAATACGACGATGCGTCTGATCATTATTGATCGACCCATACTCGATCTGCGCCTTAATGCCGAGAGCCTGCGCAACCTCATTGAGCATGTCGATATGCAACTGACGACGTAGCTCCAACGCCTTGAAGGTCGGGTCTTCCAGAGCAGTCTCAGCGCCCTGTCGGCCACCGGCAGAACCATCCGTCAACAGCACCGACAGAGGGATGTCGAGCGCAGCCGACACCATAGCTGCCAAAGGCGTGCCAGCAGAGAAATCGACACCAGCACCCGCCTTCGTAATCGCCTGAATGTCTTGGCCAGCACCAATCGAGGCAGTGCCACCAACACCCATGCCAGCCATGCGCGCAGTCACGGCCTTCTGCTGATTAGCGTTCACAGACTTCGCCTTGAATGCCAGACGAGACAGTGACTTCTGCATCATACGCGCGATTTCCAGATGCTCCTTATACGCCTGAGCGTAATTCAAGGCACCCATCAGATCAGGCTTGCCATAATGCTCCGCCGACAACCTGTTCACTGTCACATACACAGCAGTGAGACGACGGTTTACCTTATAGTCCGACGCATTGATTGTCACGCCCGTTCGATCCCATAGCATGTACCACTGAGGGTCACCAGTAGACGCCGGATTAATGAGCAGTGCAACGACATCCCCGGTGATGTCATCAGTAGCAACACCACCAAGACGCATCAAAGGAATAGGCATGACAGTCTTATCTGCCTTGTCGATCAAATAGATCACGCAACCATCTGTGTTGAACGCCTGCTCATCACGGACCCTCGCCTGCACGCTAAAGCACTGCTTCGCGTTCTCATCAATCACCTTACGTGCAGGCCTTGTCGCACCTTTGTAGACAACCGGGTCTGACCACATATAGGCGTTGCGGACGACAAGACCACGCTTCACAATCGGATTCAGCGTGGCCAAGCGACGTGCGCGTGCTGAGTGATCCCTGATCACATCAAGAGTAATCAGTGAATCCGCACCTTCGACAGCAGACAAGGACAACCACCCAATGTCCTCCTGTCGAAGCCTCGCAAGGGACTCAGAATAAGCCCCCAAAGCCTCGGTAAGTTTCTGCTCGTACTTCATAATCTAAGCCTATCATGCAAGAAAGTAAGTCAATTCATCCTCAAACATAAAGTCCGAGAAGTCCTCAGCACTCAACAAATCATCAGGTGAGAAATACTGGCCTTCTGAATCACCCGCCATGATGGCGTCAATATTCTGATAGGCATAAATGACAGCGTCAAGAACGTCAGGAGACTTAATGCCACGCTTACGCATGTTCTCTTTCGACTCAATGAGTAGCGCTGACCCGCGGTACTCATATTTGATCGATGCAATCTCGTTATGCAGCTCGTCGTCGTCAGGAAGATACACCCTTCCATCAGCGACAGCCTTGGCAAACTGGTCGTACATGGCTGCACGGTAGTTGTACCACTTCGTGCTATCACCTGACTTCGCGTTACCGTGAATGCCGACGACGGAAATGGTTGGTGGAACGAAGTTGTAGATGCTGTCGAGCACTGATGCACCGACACCGATCGCGTCGATACGAATCTCGACAGCCCCCACCTCCACGGCTAGTTCGCCGACCTTGCGTGCAAGCTCAGGACCGTTCAAGCCCTGATACCGGCCATGAATCCTGATGTAGCCGCCCTGGTTCGACACGATCACGGAACTGTCGGAGCCGTACCGGGCCACATCGACACCAATCGTGATCGGCATGCCTTCATCCGGCTCGGAGGTGTCGTAGGCTTCCATGGACTGCATGACGCGCCCCATGTTGAACAGGCCGTCATCAGACACGTCAGGGAACTCGCCAAGGACACGTGCGACAAAGCGGGGGTCATCCTCGCCCCATTCCTTCTTACGCGCCTCAACCCAGTCAACCTGCACAAGACGAGTCGCAACCTCGACAGGCACGACTTCGCCCGTGAAGTTAGGTGTGTCGTATGCTCCGAACTGGATGATGTTCCACGAGCGTTCCTCTGGCTTCAGGCGCATCTCGCGCTTGTACACCTCAGCCATGTAGCATGAGGGGTCATTCGGGTTAGCAATGGCCAGGATGCGAGCGTACTTGTTTGTGGTGATGGCGTCGGCTGCGGTGAAGATTTCCTTGGAGATGCCTCCGGCCTCGTCCATGATCACGAGGACGTACTGGTCGTGGACGCCCTGGAAGCCGGACTCGTCCTTATCGTCTGGCTTCATGCCGAAAGCAATAGGGTCCTGTCGATCATCCATCTTCCACGTCGCGTCGGCGTTCACCTTACCCCGGATACCGGCCACAGCCTTGACACGGGGTATTTCTTTCCACAGGACGTTGCGGACCTGTTTCCAGTTTGTTGCCGTGGTGACGACTGTCGTGTCATCGACAGGATGAGTGTCTACCCACCAGTTAACAAGGGTTGCTGACAGTCGGCTGTTATGGGTCGGCACCATGTGCTCACCGACGAGGTACATGTGACTCTCCGAGTCCACCTCAATACACTGGGTCGGCTCAGTCGGCACTGGCACGACATCGATAATGGTGCGAACAGTCTTGCGCGAAGACTGAGCGTCCTGTTCTGGCCGCTCAAGACTCTTCACAGAACCCGGTGTGAATGGGTCGAACGTAGGGTTAAACACCATACGCCAGCGAGGGCCTACGTCCTCGCCATTCAGGTACGTCCGTTCCTTCGACACCGAGCAGCGCACACCAAGAGAACGAACCAGCTCGACAACACCAAGTGCCAACTGCTCGTTCATGAGATCAATTCCGACACAAGTCGTCCGCTTTGCGCTAGCGTTAAAGCCGTCAGTGTCCATGAGGCCGCGCAGAAGATCAATCCTCTGCTCGATGGACGCACGCAAGTACGCCTCGGGGATGTGCTTGTTGTTCAGCACACCAAGCTCACGCAGCTTAGCCTTGTGATTATCCTGGCAGAACCCATACGGAGCGGCCTTTTCAGGCGCATGCTTGTATTCCTTCAACACCACACCACGAGATGCGAACTCATCGAGGATATGCTTCTTGCGCGGCCCAAGAGTAACCGACGGTGCAGCAGAATTACCGTCACCGAGCCACACACCAAGGATATAGGGGTCAATCAGCAGATCAGCTTCTTGTCCGACAATGGGCGAATTGATAGGGACGTAGTGGTTAGCCTGGTTCTGCTTGCCATGACGCAACGACGACATGATCTCTCGCGTCTCGCGGGTACGGCCATAAGACCAGCCGTTACGCCAGTCACCCTCAATACGCTTACGCGCCTTCTTAGCATCATTGAAGTTGAGCGTCACCCATTCATGGTTAGGCGAACAAATAATCTCTACCCCATCATTGAAGATAACCTTAACAAGGTCATGGTAGAAGATTCTTGACTTGCCAGTAACCTTAGTCGGCTTGCCCAGCTCATCAAGAACGTACTCTCCTACCTTCACATCTCCAACAGTCGTCCAGCCTGTAGGTGTGGGAAGTTTTTGACCGAGTGTTAAGTCTTTGCCTGCCCCATTGCCAGTAACGACAAGGGTTTTCTGATGTTCGACAACAGACTGAGCGACTTCACGCTGCTTAGACCACATAAACAGGCCATGGTCCTCAGCCCACTTGGCAGGATTATTACGCCACACTTCAAGACGTTGAGCGTCAGCGAACTTCTTAGCGACAGCACCGAAGGGCAGCATCAGTCACCCTCCATCTCGACAGTAGCTTCAAGCAACGCAGCCGGTTTCGACACAGCCTGAGAGAACCAGTCAGCCTTGTTCGTCTCCAGGGCGCGCTTCGCCTCAGTGGACAAATGAGGATACACAAGTGCCGTGTACTCTTCGAGCACCTGGTTGGTGAACGACAGCATGACTGCTACCTGCTTCTCCTCGATCACCCGAATCTCATGTGTCACGGTCTGCCGCTTCAGGTTGGCAACCTCAGAGATTTCACGCAGGACCGCAAGAAGACCCTGAATGTTCGCACCCCAATTGCCCTTATCGTCAGCAAGACCAAACATCTCAATCTGCGAGTAGGCCATGTCAACAAGCGCATCAAGACGGTCAAGCTGCTTGATGCGCATGTTGCGGGGTGAGAGTTCCTGTCGGCTGTCATAATATGCCTGCTCGATAATGAACAGCTCGTCCGACGTAAAGCCTGTCGCCTCAATGATCTTGTTACGATCAGCGCCACGCTTCAGCAACGACAAGGCGGCATCCCGCCGCCCCTTCACTTCTGGGTCATCACTCGTCAAAAGCGTCCGAGATTCGCTCATTGAACTCACGAATAACCCCCTCAATAGTCTTCTGGAACTTATGATCCAGGTATGCATACGTACCGACAGTGCCAACAATCAAGCCAACAATAAGGCCAATAGTGAACAGCATTAATCCTCCTTAGGAAGTGAAGGCAGCTCCTCCACACTCACACCTGATTTTAAAGCTACGACACGCACAGCATAAGCGTGCTCCCTCCACACCAATACTTTCCTGCGAAGATCAGCCTCAATATTATCCCGAGCCTCTTTAATCTCTTGAGCCTTTTCATAGCGCTTGACACAGAGATCGAAGCTAGCTTTGAGGATAAACGTTCCAAAAGAGCACACTATTCCAACGATTGCAGTATTCAATGGTGCTCCTAGTTGTTGATGGCCGCCAAGTACTCCTTGCGGGTCCTCATGTACTTCTCTTCAGCCTTTTCCAGCTCTGTCTTTGGCAGGACGCCGGGGCGATACGAGTAAGGCCACACCCGCAAAGCCCTGCCCAGGAAAAACAGGCCGATAATTACCGATAAGATAATACCATGCAGAGGCCACCTGACATGGGCCGTCGGCAGCAGCAACTCGTCAATCGAAATCAGCAGCATCCCAACAACAGCAAACAGCGCCGCCGGCCCCTCCAGCCACCAGCTCCCCCGCCACGCAGAAGGGGCACCAAGAAGCCCCGACACCAACATGATCGCACCGGCCGCAATAACCAACCACGACAGGCTGCCTACGCGCAAAAGAAACAATGTACCAGTAAAGGAGATAAGGCAATAGACTATCACCATAACCGCAGTTACTAACCGCGGTTCTTCCATCGTGCTCAATATGTTCCTCATAGCAATAGTATAGATGACCGCCCCACCAAGAAATGAGGAGCGGCCATCTAAGATCACGGATGAACAACACTCGGTACCGACGCCATCAAGCCTGTAGCACCCTTAGCGAGAGCCGTATCGGCCTGTTGCTGAGTCGTAATGATGTGTGCAATCAAAGGCTTGCCCGTCGCCTTGAGAGTGTCCCACACACTCTGGTCAGCGCTCCATTCCATGCCGAGCACGTCAAACATCGACAGGTCCGCACCTGCAACCTCATTCGGGTACATCATGCACATGGTCTTGTACCCCTTCACCTTCGCACGCGCGGCGACACCGCCATTTATAAACTGCTTGATCAGCACCCGATCTTTAGCATTTGGGATGGTGTCGAGATAATCGAACAGCGCATTCTCAGAGTCCATATCCCCCTGCGAACCAGTCGGCTTACTAGACGTCACCTTATGGTCGATAGCCAACACGACGTCGTCGCCAACCTGATCGACAACGTCAGTGAGCCGCAGAAAACCACCCGACGCCTGCTGCAAGCCCGAGAGCACAGACCAGGGGGTGTTCCAGATCTGATAGTCCGTGCCCGGCACTGTACGGGTCGTCACCCAATCGTGGATCAGCACAAATTCCCCGGTCGCACACCGGCGCACCGACAGCTCCAAGGCCTTAAATCCGGCCTTCAATGACTCTGTGAGGCCCTTTTGAGTGAACTCTGGGTACTCGGTACCGCCGAGCCTGTGAGCCACGTAGAACGGCTTAGAGGCCAGGAAACGATCAACGACACTGCCAGTCGGCACAGGCACAGGCTTCGACACCACACGAGTGCCAGCCACCCACCTGTCGCCACCACTGGTACGCTCCCACATCGTGCCACGCACGTCACCACCAGCGCGACGCAACCACAGATCAGGCACCAGGGATCACCACCTGCACACCAAGACCATTCGTCGCCTGCGCATTCGGGTACGTGAACACCGCATCCGTGTCACCCTTGCCCTGGGCAACCGCCACCGTCTGGAAGTTAGTGTCAGTCTGAGCCGCAAAGTCAACAAGCTCCCAACCATCACTCAGTGTGATCTGGCTACGGGTCTCATCAGCCGCCGTGCGCTCGAACGCGTACGCGAACTTGAGGCCAGTTGCCCCGTCAACCTTCAGGGCCGTGATCGTCGTGGTTTCCTTCGGGTCTTTCGTCCGATCCTTCGTGCTACCCACCGTAGGCGTGCCACCACCGCGCACCGACAGGGCCACGTATCCTGCCTCGACAGCCTTAGCTGTCTTCAAGGTGATGGACTCAGACCACGGCCCATAGGCAATCGTAGACTGCTGGGTGCCAACCCAGTAGGGTTCGACAAGCACCGTCCATCCCGCAGGCCAGGTGAACACCTGATCAGACTGAGCCTTCACGTTGACGCCGACGATCACCATATCCCCGGCCTTGCCATCGACAGTGACCGTGCCCGTGTCGCCCGTGTACTGCCCGCCCACGTGAGCAATCAGCGTCGGCGTCGTTGCAGCGTGTTCAATAAGGAAGTAGTAGGAGCCATTAGGCAGTGCCTCAGCTTCCGCCTTGGAGGCCACCACGTGAATCTCCGGGCGCGTCACATTGACGTTAATGACAGGCGCTACCGGGTTGGGCACAACAGGCGTGTTACCCACCAGGGCACTGAGCGACACCTCCTGATCAACCGCAAGGCCAATCTCCTTCTCCACGATGACACCTGCGGGCCCGGTGATACGCACGTCGTACGTGCCCGGTTCAAGGTCAATCGACACAGGCTGTACCGTGTTCTGTACAGCGTAGCCACCAACCAGGATGTCAGTGGCAGGATTGCCCGAGCCGACAGGGTTAGGCTTAGGCGTCACGTACAGGCTGATCATCACGTGATCACCTGCGGGTGTCTTAACGCTACCAACAATGCGAGGCATTGTTCAACTCCTTAAGTTCTTATGGATAGTAGTGTGGCCCTGCAGCATGATGCGACAGGGCCACGAGGCAATCAGTTGGTGTCGCTGTCGGTCACACCATAGGCAGGTGCCACATAGGCGCCGCCCGTATGAACAACAGCAATGATCAGACCGACAACAGAGAGAACCTGTTGGGCCACGCCCGTCCACTGCTCCCAGTTCTCAGCGGTCCAACCGCCGTCAGCGACACCAACCATGCCGATGGCAGCAACCAGACCATAGAGAGCCTTACGGCGCTCAGGGGTGAGCACCGTCCACTTCGTACGGTCAGTGGTCAGAACTTCATTCTTCATCTCTAAACCTCCTTATTCACATTATACAAAATGTGAACATACAAAAAAGCCCTAGACACTTGAGTAGCATCCAGGGCTTTTTGTTTAGTTCTCAGCGGCGCTTGTAGCGTGCGACAGCCAGCGCGACACCACCAGCCACGAGGATGCCTGTACCAATCAGGCCAGCAGGCGTAGCGCCCGTCTTAGCGAGCTTGCCCTGCGTTCCACCCTGTGCACCATGAGGCTTTTCGACAGGGGCAGGGGCGGACGGGGACACGGACGGCACAGGAACCGGCGTCGTCTCGACAGGGGCAGGTGTTGGATCAGACTGAGGCTTATCAGACGGCTTCGGCGAAGGAACCGGGGCAGGGGTCGGCGTCGTCATAGCCGTACCATCACCGTCAGCGCCGCCATTAGCCTTGACAGTCGCCGTTGCTTCCAGCTTCACACCGTTCACCTCGGCGTGGTTCGTCACCGAGGTCTGACCATCAGGAACACGAACCTGCTCAGGCGGGTAGACCATGCACACCTTTGCACCTTCAGGGGCGGTGAACTTAATGGTGTTGGCATCCACCGAAATGGCCGTAATGAATGCTGTCGTCTTTGGGTCCCAAGTCCCAGACTTTGCGCACTTCACGTCGGTGTTGAGCTTAGTGTCAAAGTCCTTGACGGTGTACTCTGTGCCAGGCTCGACAATGAACTTAATGCCCCACCCGACAGTGCCATTACTGTTGGTCCACCCAAACTTCAGGTTCTCAGGCGTGGCATATTCGTAATGTGCCGGTCCAGAACAATCATTGCTGCACACGCCTGTGGCGTCCTTGTCGCCCCACACGAGGGTCTTTATAACCTCACCATTCAGGCTGATTTTTCCCTCTGTCGTGCCGACAGCAGCATCCTGAAGGCGTGCACGCGCCCACCAGGTACCTTTCACGTCCTTCTTGTTGACATAGGCGTCAGGGATTGTCGTGACCTTACAAGTCAATGTCGCCTCGTTGGCGGTGCACTCACCGATCTGAGACCCATCATCAAGGGTGAAAGGAAACGAGGCGTTCCACTTGAACCCACCATCAACGGATGCGACGGTGAACGACTGGCCGACAGTAAGACGTTCAGTCTCCCACGTGCCAGACACGTTGACCTCGGAGCTGGTCTGTCGGCTCATGGACTGCGCTGAGGTGACTGTAGCGGTCATTGTGTCGTTGGCTGCATAGGCGGCGACAGGCGCAGCCACGAGCATGGCAACACCGGCGGCGGCTGTGATGATCTTCTTCATTGTTTTCCTCCTTATATGTTGGCGGGTTGACAGCTACAAGGATAAATGGCAACCCGCCGTATTCTCAACTCAGTGCTGCGTGACAAGCCTCACAATACCATCAGCGTCCTGCTCAACCGTCATCCGGCCATGGATAAGCTTGCCATCCTCACCAAAGATCGAGCATCCACCATCAAGACGGGTCTGACACAAGCCGACAGCCATAGCACCCGTATCAGTCAAGAAGTAATCATCCCCCTGATACGACAGCCACCCGGTACGCATAGCACCATTAGCTTCCAGGTAATACCACTTACCCTTCACCTGCTGCCAGCCCGTAAGCATCCGGCCACGCTCATCAAGAAGGAACCAGTGCTCACCATCCTTCACCCAGCCGGTCTCCATAGCACCATAGCGCCCATCATGAACCGGGTGCAGGTAGTACCAGTCACCGTCGATGAACTGCCAGCCAACCTGAATCCAGCCCTTCTCATTGGCGTAGTACCACGAACTGTTGACAGGGAACCAGCCAGTCTCGAAGTCGCCAGCAGGCAGCCGATACCACCAGCCACCATCCTGCGACACCCAGCCCTCCTTGTTCAACAGCTCAAGGTCAAGGTCGTCGTAGTACTGCTGAGCCTTCTCAATGTAGTCGTTTGCATATGTATCACGCAGCGAAGCCGGGCAAGCAGTCGAGTAGAAGTCACTATGAGGGAAGACGTTCACTCGCCACTGCGGACGGCCCAAGCCGTAACCTCGACACAAGGCAGCAGTGAGGTGCGCACCAGCATCCAGCGTCTCCTCACTAATGTCCCACCCGCCATCAGCACCAGTAGAGTTCGCGTGCTCAATACCAATCGACTTCTTGTTCACGCCCGGGCAATGCCACGCCGTGTCGGAGTCATGGACATACTGACAAATATTACCATCAACATCCACATCATAATGCGCACTCGTACCATTCGAGCTGAATGCACCATACACACCACTAAAGCTCATCGCCTTACCAGCATTATGATGGACAACAACACGATCAAGAGCGTTACCACCACGCCCCTCATCAAAGTTGTCAATCCACATATTCGTGTCGGCAACAAGGTCCTGCCAATTCATCTCTTCAACTCCCAATGTCCGAAGTCACTCAGTTCTGCTTCAATCATATCAGCAAAGAACTTCTCCCCCACCTCGGTCACATACGTCTGCCAGTGGTAGTTCGGCCGCTGACCACCCCGAGTAATAGCCCGACGCACACCAAGCAGACCCTCAGCCTTCGGCGTCGGAACATTAATACCTCCACGGCGCTTCAGATAACCCTCACGAGCCAGCAGCCTAATGACCTTAAAAGGCCCAATACTACCAATGCCCCTAGCAAACTCAAGCAGACTAAGCTCCATCACACACCATCCACATCAGTAAAGTAAGCAGCAAACGGATCATCACCCGGATCAGCGAACATGACGTCAACAGGCGCAGGCTCAGTATCGACAGGTCGCAGAACATCCTTCGGACGCCGCATCGTCTTCAAAATAAGCGTCCAGTCAATAGGCAAGTAATCATTCAACAGGATCATGTCCTTGATATTCAGACTGCCACGGACCAGCTTATTGTAGAAATACCGATCCGAGTGTCCCCCAACCTTGCGCCCATCCTTGAACGCCGACAGGCCCGCGTCAATGAATTGCGCAAGCACAAGCGCTCGAAAATCATCAAGACGATCCTCGACATCAGCCGGGTAATCCATCTTCTTTCGCGACGCTCGCGCATTCGCCATCCGCGCACGTGCAGCTTCCAGCTTCACAGGGTTCTCAATCTTACTCACTTGCCAGCCTCCTTCTTGATCAAATCAGGGCGGAAACCCGACCAATGCTTCACGATAGCCCCCTTGCCATCCTTCACAACAACAACAGGTGCCTGACTGTACCCGAGGCTCTGAATGAACGACAGGGCCTCAGGGTCCTCAGACACGTCCACACTCTCGTGCGGGGCACCCAGTCCATTCAGCTTGCGGTACGTAGCCACACACTGAGGGCAACGAGGCTTAGAGTAAACAGTAATGCTCAACTTCTTCTCACTTTCCAGTAGAACCAAAGCCGCCCTTACCACGTTCTTTCGTGGACAAGGCAGGCTCAGCGTACAATTTAGACAGGTTTTCTAGTCGCAGGACCACGATCTGCGCAATGCGCTCGTGCTCTTCGAGAACAACAGGGCTGTCGGTCAGGTTATGCAGCGGCACAAGAACCTCACCCTCATACCCGGAGTCGATCACACCGACACCATTGGCGAGGATCAGGCCCTTCTTGTGCAGCGACGAGCGGGCAAAGACAAGGCCGACAGCCTCTCTGGGGATGTCGAACACATCCGGCGTGTAGCCTGTCTTCACCAAGATGGTCTCATGAGGGTAAATGATGTATGGGATCGACGCCTCCAAGTCCGCCCCCGCGTCGCCGGTATGCTGCCTGTAAGGTCGCATTTCTTTCTCCTTCCTCTTTGTTGGTAATAATGTGAGGGGGCTGTCTTATGTTCGACAGGCCCCTCACTGTGCGTGTTGTCAGCCCGCACAAGGCCCGTACCTGGAAGGACGAACCCTCCTAGTACGTGTTCCTGAGATCAGAGGCGCGCTGTCTCAGGCCGTCTTATCAACCAGCGCCCACGAGAGGGCTTTGTCGAGGTCTTCCTCACTGCTCTGGTCACTTGCGCTCCAGAGGATAGCGTCGAGGGCAGTGTCCCAAGGGTTAGTTTCATTCTCCCCTAGCCCATGCAGTCGTGCCTCCTTCGCAAGCTCATCCAGCTCCTTGAACTCTGCGTCGTGCAGCCAGTAAGTGAGCAGTGGCACATTCACGTTGTACTTGATGTTGAGATGCCCCCAATCAGACTCCCAGCCGCTAATGTCATGCACACCACCATCACTGTCGGTGAACTGGAACTCTGGATGGTCGAGGAGACCTGTGTACATGCACAGGTCACAGGTCCCGTCAGTGTCCATGCATGTGTTGTCGCTGTAGTCAGTCAGTCGCAGTTTCATGTTGTTTCTCCTTTCAATGTAGTGGGGGGTGCTGTTGACTGACACGATACAAAAATTTGTCAGTCCTAGGGTGCTACCCCGCACATGACCTCCCGATCATGGCAACCGGCACGGCCTCTTGATCGACAGAGGCAGGCGACAAGGCCTAATCATCCAGCATCGTCCGGTGCTTGGTGGTCCCCTTGATGAGAGTCGAACTCATACTCCTTACTGGAACCCGGGTTTGAGCCGAGCGCGTCTGCCTGTTCCGCCACAAGGGGTGGTGCCCCTCAACACTCACCGTCCCTTGCTTGCAAGGAGTTGAGGGGGCTATTCAGTTATGTATTCAGCATAGCATTAGTACAAACACTACGCTTCGTGACCTGGCTCAATCAGCAACGTTCATGCTCACTGCCTGTGAAAAGACCTCAACAAGCCACTCTTCAGTAACGACGAACTTGCCATTACCGATGTACTGAACACCATTCATCACACTAGCACCAACCAATCTTCCTCGACAGTATTAGACATTAGATCATCCGACATGCCAGCACCAAGAGCAAGATCCAACTGATTCACCCAATAGTATTCGTACTCCTCAGTAACCACCTTAAAGTACCTATTACCCTCTGTATCGATCAGAACAGCACCAAGCGCGAGACGACCAAACGGAATAGGCAGCTCACTGAACTTAACTAGCATCACTTGTCGCCTCCACTGACCTGTACATCGATATCAGGCAGCAGCTCTTCAGGACGGAACTGCACCTTGTAATGATAGGTGTCCACAGAAGCAGGATCCATCTGCTCCACAAAGTAGGTGACGTTATCTGAGATACCTAGATAATGCTTCTTGTACTCTCCATCACCCGTCTTACAGGTGACCTCAAGCTGAGCATCCTCCTTATCCTTCGTGATCGAGCACAAACCCTCAATGCTGAGAAGGTACTTATCAGTGATCCCATTCACGAACACCACACGACGCATCACGCGGAAGTTATCACTGTCGTTGCTCAGGTTGTACGAGGCCGTCTGGGCCGGAGTACAAGCCCCAAGAGATAGCATGAGCGCACCTGTAACGGCAACCAGCTTATGATTCATTTGTTTTCATTCTCCTTTGCAAGATATTCGACAACAGTCATTGCACGGCAATACTTATGTGCCGCATATGCCGCATGAGCGTCAGCCTCATCTTTGGTTTCAAAAAGACCAATGATGCCTGGGTCATCACAGTCCAAGTCCCATACAGCGTACAGTGCATCCAACATTTCAATTCTCCTTCAGATTGTATTCGATAATGTAAGGCTCAAACTTCTGATCCAGCATCGACAAATGCAGCAGCCAGATAATCCCATAGTGGACATCATGAGACGAACGAACTCCTCGTGGGTGTACGTACGACCGTCGAATCCGACCTACACCAACTCATTGCGGTCACCATTACCAACGACACACATTGCTTCCCAGCCGCCGACACAGATGACAGTGCCTGGCTCGATGTCGAGTGAGCCCATCACGATTCGTAGGCACTCAAACTGCGTGCTGGTAAGGTCGTGTGGTGGTGGCTTCCTCAAGAGTTTTGACGAATGCCTTGATGAGTGGTTCAAGCTCAGTCATTGTTGTTCTCCTTATCTGTGTTGGTGTCCGTGTCCAGGGGGTCAAACAGGATCACAGGCAGGTTGGTGGTGTCACCCCGCATCCGGGCCGCGAACTGTTCGTGGCTAAGGGAGCGGCCTGTCTTGGCGTGTATCCACTGGTGAGCCCCCTTTTGGGCATCGACAAGCACGAAGACTGACTTGCGTAGCCGTACGACAGTGCCGGGGACCATGTTGTACCCGCTGATGCGGATTGGATTGTTGAGATTGGTCAAGGTGATGAACTCGCTCGGGTGTAGTGGCTGGGTCATGTTTTCTCCTTTCGTTGTTGATACTCATATCTTAGCAGCCAATCATTGAGTATGCAACGTGACTTGACCCATAGAAAGGTGGGTAGCCCCATAGAAAGGTGGGTATGACACCCCCTCCCCCTCCCCTCCCCATATAGCATATGATTTTCTATTTGTCAAGTCGAGGGGCCCCCGAATCCCCTCCTATGCTCCTCTACCACAATTTCCTTGGCTTGTCAAATTATGCGCCCCCGGTCAAATGTGTAAAGACAATCCTGTCACTCTGCCAACGTCATACCCCTCCAACTCGCGTGACTTGCGTCATATGATCCCAGTCACGTATCAACTCTAAGCTGCGTGCCCCTACTCACGTAGTAACCTAACCCTAACTTAACTTAGGCTACCCTAACTGCGTGGCTATGCTCACGAAGTACAAGTAAAGTTGTGTTTACCTTTGTATCAACATGCACGAACTGACATGATCTAATCGTCAGAGTGCCAGGAAAAAATTCCTCGCGAAAACCCCCCTTTTCGCTGATTGATTCTTGATTTTTTTATTGAAATACAATCAGTAAATTATTACCTACAGAGAATAGCTATAAAACATAGACGTAATAACCATGTTCTATATACAAGATGTTCTAAAATAGATAATATTCTTAATACTATAGATAATATTATTACTAATAAAGAAAGTTAAAGGATCCGCGTAAAGAAATCATAGAAAAGTAGTGGGTGGTCAGTTTTCGACCATCGCAAAAAAACGCTCTAAACGCCCTCTCACGCCTTTTCAGACCCCTACCTAGGC